CTGTCGATTGCCTCCTGCTGTAGTTCCTGCTGTGATTTTTGAAGGGCGGCGAGTATATCGGCGTTGGTCGGCTGCGGTGCTAGTGGTTCCGGTTCGGCATCCGTTTTACTGCCTGTTATGTATTTCTCAATTACACCATTGTCATAGGTATTGATTGTATAGCCGTCTATTTCTTCTGTTCTGATGATTTTCATACTGCCGCACCTCCTATGCCGTATATAATCTGATATGAATTATCAGATGTATTGCCTGTAGGGTTACTTACAACCACTCTAAAGCTTTTTTTAAAGTTTAATGCAGCCGCACAGCACTCGTATTCTGAAGAGCTATCTACATTAGTTAAAATGCGCTGTAGTAAATAACTACTTCTAGTCTCATGACTTATAGTTCCAAATCTATGATAATACGAACTCGTAGTATCTTTTACAACAAATATTTCATTATCAATATATACAGTTGCTTGCAAAGCTCGTGCAAATGATAAATATCGTATTGTGCCACATCCTGCGACATCCAGTACGACAACATCGTTTTTAGATGTAAAACCACTCTTGCTTAACGATGTATAATTTAAACCGCATTCAATATAAAAATCATCGTCTGTATAATTCTGCCTTGCTGCTATTTCATTTATCCTGCCTTCCAATTCAAGCAGCTTTTTTACTACTGTATCCTCAATACCCCCCCCGGAAAATTCTCCGAGGGTGTTCCTTATCGCCGTTGTATCGGTCTTTGTCAAGTCCAGCGTGCCCTTATCGGCCAATACGCTTAATATATCTCCACTTGCCATATAATCATCCCTCTCTTACAAAAATAGCAGGTAAATCACTTGGTGGATTTATCTGCTTTGTCATGGCCTGTATCGCTCTATATACTATTCCGTTATATCTTTCCTTCATCCCTATACTTACTCCCATTCCGTATACATATGGGTATATCCCGTCCGCGTCCGGTGTAGGATAAGGATTGTAATTGTTGGTCGCTATATCAGGCGCATAATTATCATATCTCTGGATAGCATTTATACACTGATACGCCATGCCTTTATACTGGCTTATATGCCCTGTTTCCTCTAATCCGTCATCCGCTGTCCATTCCGGGAAGCCGTCTATAAATATGCCTATTGTCGGCAGCGGGTTTGTTTTGCCCTGTGCCGCTTCCGCTCCCGCTTTCTTTGCTGTATTTACATAGTTTATAAGCCTGTCTGCGTCCTCTGTTATCTTACTCATACGTTGTCACCTCCCGGAAGAATAGACTGTGTCTTATTGTAATAGGTTTGCAAATCGCTTAAAGGGCTGCTGCCTGATGTTATGTATTCCTTTTCCTCTGCGGTAATCTTTCCTTCTGTCTGCATCGATGTAAGCTTTTCATCTGTTACCTTGCCCTTTTCATACAGCCTTTTAAGGCTCTCTACAAGTGTGCTCATAATATTCCCCCTTCCAGAAGTTCCTCGGTATATGCGTCAACCGCTGTTTGCTGCGCTTCGGTGTAGGAAGTGTTTACCTTTTCCTCTATCCTGTCTAATTGCGTTGGTTCCGGTTCTGGCTCTGGCGACTGTGGTACATCTTCCCAAGCGCCGTTATTATATTTTTTCCCTAACAGGCTTGTATCGAATGTCGCAAGGCGTATTATGTTGTCAGCAGTTACGACACTCTTTAATCGCGATACGGCAACACATATATTATTTTCGTCTATTTGTGCATATAAATATTCCACTGAACCGCCTCCTTATCTAAACTCAATTATTTGGTATGAACAATATGCAGCTTTCCAATTAGAGCCTGTACCGCCAAATGAAGCTTTAAGAGTAAGCGTATTTGCTCCAATATTTACTAATATCGCAGGTGCATGAGCAAATCCTCGGCTATCGCTCCCACTATCCCAGTAATAATTACCACCGTTTAATATTACAAGTGCCTTTGAAGGGTCAATAGTCGGTATATTTACAGTCATTTCTGTAGTTTGTGCATTCGCCGCCGGTAACTGTACAATGCCATTTTGAACGCTGACGATATTAATTGATGATACAAAATCAAAGTGTGAGTTATTCTTATTCGACTGTCCGTCATGTATTACCGTCCCCGGTGTGATATAAGATAGGCTATCATACAGTTTTCCGAAGCCCGCCGAGGTGTCAAGATACTTATAAGTCTCATAATCATCGTAATAGTCAATAACTGTATTGGCTGCCGTATCAAGGGCCGCCAATGCGTCTATCGAAGCCTTGTCATATTTGTTGTGTACAAAATACGCCATTACTCACTCACCCCTTCATATACCTTTATTTCTCCCGCTGTGCTGATGAAGGTTCCGCCGAAGCCTCCTTGTGAACAATATATTCGTTTTCCGCTATACGAACTTAATTCCCCTGTGTCATATTTACCTGAACTATCGCTCCATTGCATACATTGCGTTGGCACAGTATTCCTTTTATCAGCTTTATCGCTGTATGTTTCCTTACTGCCATTGGTGTCAATTTTGCCGTTACACTCAAATGTATTACATATAACTGTTACAGGTCCGCCACCTGATGGTGGAATTGCTCCGTCCCCCGCCAAAGTTACATCAAAAGATTCTCCGCTCGGCCCGAATATAAACCTGTGTGCATAGTCTTGGGCATCTGTTGGCGCTGCCCCCTGACTTCCTGTCGCTATTATGTGTCCGTTTATTGTAACCTTTCCTTTTGCAATTATGATAATCGCACACGGGGCTGTATTAGGTGTTAGTCTTGGAACAAACCAAAGTTCATCACCATGCCAGCTAATGGCGCATTCTTCATAGCTTCGTCCATAGTATCCCTTTCCTTGATTATAATGACGATATCCGCCGTTGCTCTCCAATTTATTACTGTACGCAACTGACGAGCCGCCTTTAACGTAACGGCCGCTGCCCCCTCCGTTTACATTGCCTGCCACCGTATCGGTTTCTAGGCTTGGTGAGGGGGTAGCAGAATAATTCGCATTATTAGCTTCACCGCCTGCTCCATTTTTTCCCCCTTTAGGAGAATACCCTCCCTTTGCTAGTTCAAACTCCTGACTGCCTACATTAATTGTCGGTGCAAGCTGTAAATCAGCGTCAAACGTCTTTCGCATTCCCCTTACATCTATATCTCCGTTTATTGTTACGTCTCCTTGTGAAAGGATATACAGCCCATCACACTTTTCAGGTGGTTTAAGTGTTATCCCTTCCGGTATTGTCATTGACTTTGTATGTATCACATAGCGGTTAAATCCGTCCTGCGACGGCCACGCCAAATCTTGGCTGACAATTAAATCCCCATAAGTGCCCTTACCGTAAGGCGTAACCATGCCGTCAAGCCTATTATTAAGGCCGTCTATGCCGTTGTTTACTCCCCCTAAAGCTAAAAGGGCGGCGTTGGCCTTAGATGTCAAAGTTCCGCTGTTATAGGTTCCCCCGGTATCTCCTGTTTCGCCTATTCTATCTCGTACTGCTTCAAGTGTATCTTGGCTTGCTATTCTTGCTAATTCGTCTCCTGTCATGTAATCACTCCTTTATAGCACACCCCTTTCCATGAGTTCCAGGGTGTATTCGTCTATTACCTCTGACTGTGCTTTCTTTACCTCGGCCAGTATATCGGCGTTGGTGGGCTGCGGCTCTATATCTGGGCGTTCTAAAAACTCATTTGTCCATGATTTATTAGCTACGTCGTACTTCCTATTGACATATTCCTCGTTCATATCATCCAACAAAATATACTGGGTATTAATTTTAGAGAGGTCATCTCTTTTATTGTTAATAATCTGATAGCAATAGCCATTCTTGTCCAATATCCCGTAATAATTCATATTTAACACACCCTTCTTATATAAATCGGTTTCCAACCAATATTGCCCCTTTTGCCGCCCTGCTACCACTAGAACTTGAGCCGTTAAAAGAAAACGACCCAACAGCGACAAATTCAATTCTATCGTTATAATAGTTTATAACAAAACCATTTGTCGGAACTGCATACCCCTGACATTGTGGGTTATACAGCATTACGCCGCCCTCATTGGTAAATTCTTTGACATGAATTTTATATGCCTTTTTTATATCTTTAAAAGGTGTGTTAAAATAATATGTTCCTATTATTTCTCCGTCGTTGAATTGCGTATTTGTAGGGAATGAATAGTATATATACTCCATACTTTCACAATCTTGTACAGCCGTGACTTTTAGAACTTGGGTGAGCCTTTCTACTATGCTGTTTAGTTTCTCTACTACAGTACTCTCAATACCCCCCCCCGGAAAATCCGAGGCCTTCCAGTATTTCCGCTGCCTTGCTCTGCACGTCTTCAAGCGTTCCCTGGCTTGCTATTCTTGCTAGTTTGTCTCCTGTCATGCTTACGCCTCCTTTACGCACAAAATTCCGTCTGTACCCACCTCGAAATGTGCCTTTTTATTTGAACCTTCAATTGAAATTATATTAGCCACCTCGTTCACAGCTTGTTGTGTAGCATTAACCTGCTTCATCAAATAGTTATAACCGTGTTGTTCTGTTAATCCTACCTCCGTGCCGTTTGGGCTTACTATTTGTCCTTGTGTCCAATTTTCCGGTAAATCTGCTGGTAAACTTGCCATTATTCCTCTGCCTCCTTCACTGGTATTTTATGTGTAAATACTGCTTGCCCTGATATTGGAACATATACAGGCGATATTGTAAGAACATTCCCGCTGCTATCAATTAACTCAAGCAATGTAACCGAAGCCGCCTGTGCTTCCGTAACTGTATATTGAATTACTGCTGTATTTCCCTGTGTTTCCTTTGTCAACGCTGTAATAACAATATTACCGTTAACTCTGGCCGAAAGCACAGTGTTAATAACGCAAGACGCTGTTGAATTTAACAGTGCTGTTTGTATACTGTCTGCCGCAGGCACAACAACCACCTCCTTAGTTTCTGACGTAACGAACGGATGAAGCCCTAACCCCCAAGAACCAAGTCTATAATTCCAGGTTAATTCAGTAAGCTCCACGCTCTCATCAAGCGTCAAACTTGAAATCGTTAAAGGCTTATTTATAAAAACTATATGCGCGGGCTTAATCTTATTAATCGTATACAATACCTCTGTAAAGTACTGTTGATTTTCAGAACTGCTTTCAATATACAAAGTATAATTAGGATAATCGACCGTTACACTCCATTTGCCTTTTCCAATGAGTTCATCTAGTTTCTGATATAAAAATCCCAATGTAAACGGTGGCTTTGTACTTATACGATTAAGCACCCTAAATCGTCTGAATTCTAATGTTTCTACACTTGGGTTAGGTATTATGTTAAATATATTTTCCCACATTGATACAGCACCGGCATTCATAGACTGAAAGAAATAGTTATCTGCTACAGCATTTATTTCATCAGCTAAGGCCTCAAATCGCTCACTTTCTGTATTGCATATCTCCTGATAGTCGAGTATCTCTCTGAACCAATTCGGAAGATAATTGTATAAATTACTATTAAGCTTCAACGAGCGTCACCGTCCCCATTTTAGGCACTTGCTGCACCGTTCCCGTCTCAGTAAGAATAATATCTGCTTCTGCAGCATTTAATTTGACATCTGTAGCATTTAATACTCCAGATGAGCCGACAATGGCAGCGATTACTTGAGCACGGTAAACATTAGCTGAATATTCAATGCCTCCTGCTGTAACAGGAGTTCCCCATTTCTGACGTATCCCCAGCAGATATGCCCCTATCGCCTCTTCAATTATGGGCTGTACCTGTCCTATGTCATATCCTGACGCCAATGTTATATTTGCACTGACGTTAACCATAATTGCTGTCGGCGTAACAACAGTAACCTTTGCACCTATAGGCGCCATGCCTAAACCAAGTCCTTGATTTGGCGGTGGGTCAACAGCGTTTTGCACATTATTTACAAGAGTTTCGGATGCTGGTTCAAAGTCTGCGCCAATTATTGAGCACTTAACCGTACCTCCTCCATTCCATGTCGGATATACCTGTATAGCTCCTACACCATCTATTTCACCTATGTAACTTCGATAAGCAGCTACATTTCCTCCAAACGGTTTCTCGTTTAGTGCGATTATAAGCCTTTCTCTGAATTCATCATCGGTTTCAGTATCATCACCAGGTACTAAAATGTCTGTAATCTGAGCGCTTGTAAGGCCATCTATATATGAAATAGGTAAAATCGAACCCGAATAAGCATTGCCTATTGTACCCGGCGTCTCTGCGGTCAATTCAAATTCATTTGGATTACTTGTTGCTTTAGTAGATATGAAGTTAATGCTGTCAGCTCCGTTTATTGTTGAAAATCTTGAGCCCAACGGAATGGGCTTATTGAACACGCCAAGCCGCACCGCTGCGCTGGCTGTATATCTTGCAATTCCTGCTATAACCGCAAGATAATCAAGTGACTGCCCTACAGCTGTTTGCACAAATGCAGTCCTCTGCACCTGATTAAGAGCCGCGTAATACTCTTCAAGGGCATAGGCGGCAGGGCCTAGCGCGGTCTGTATTATCCCACCCTCGCGTTTATCAAAGGTATTAGGAACCTTGTTGAGCATTAAAGATAAAATGTTTTGGTATGTGTCATTTGAAAAATCTATCAAGTTAAATTCACCTCCATAGTTTGCTCAACATTTCCATACACTGTATTAACAGTAAAAGATGCAGTAAGTTTATCATCGTTCGTAAAGTATTTAAAATCGGATATGCCGGTTATTCGGTTGTCTACAGAGAATGCGTCTTTTATACGTCTTTGCAGTTCTGAAGCCACATATCCGGGGTTCTGGCCTATAAGCCCGTTCCATTGCATGCCAAAATACGGCGTATAAATTTGCCAGCGAAATCGCTCAACATTTAAGATTATTTCTATCGTCTGTTTTATTGCTTTGTAGCCGTCTGCCTTCCCTGTTATTCTGTGGGTAACAGGGTCAGCATAAAAAGTTAAAGAAGGATAGTTTTGGAACACTACCCCATTCGAAATATTTATATTGTTTTCTGGTAATGTTGCCATTTAACTCACCTCAAAAACTCTTGATAATACTATAAATTTTTGTCCGTGTTGTACTCTGAGCAGAATAACTTTGTCACCAACTTCAAGAGCACGGTTTAAAATAATAAAGCCGTCCTTTATAGGGAGCGGCTTTCCGTGTTCATAACATATAATGTTCTGTGTCTGGTCGCTGTTAGCTCCTGTTGACACAAGGGAAGTAAGTGTAGGATAAGAACCTGTCAACCCGCTTCCGGTTGTTCCGTGATACTCTGAGTGTGTATGGCTTAAAGAATTGATATGGTGTATATGGTCTAACACAGGTATTTTCTTTTCAATAACAGGTTCCATTAGATATAATACCTGGGACCGTAAAGGAGCCTGCATATTATTAATTGATATTTCCAGTGGAAGGGCTGATGTAACCGTTCCCAAGACTAATTCTGTAGGCTGTGAAGCCTGCTGGCTTGCCTGTGATGTAAGCATTATAGCGTCCAAAAGTTCCATTTGTTCGCCTCCTAAATAGAAAAGAGCTCCAGCTCCATCTCATGTTTGTCATTCTCAAATGTATGTGTTACCTTATCCAAAAGTACATACTGGTCAAGGTCGATGTCACCCAGTCCTTTTATTCTCATGAATATCATTTGTCCGGCTCTCAGCCCAAGAACTCCAAGAGACGTTACTTTTAGAGTTCTCATTCGTCTGTTATAATATTTTAGTGAGGCTTCAGCCTGAGCCTTAATCTGCGCAGCGTTCATATCCCCATCAACGCTTTGGTATAGCTGAAGCAGCCCCCAACGGCCAATATTATAACTATCCTGTGCTATATATACCTCTGCTTTTCCAGTTTCCTCATTGGGCTGTACAAGCTTAACAGAATTATAAGTTTGTTCGTCTATATCAGTCTTATATGTGTACTCTGTTAGAAGTGACTTGTCACCAATCATCACATTTGATATCATACTTCTGGCTTCACGCAGACACAGACCCTCTCCGTCATCGTAAAATACATACACCTTACTTGTGTTTAATAGCGTTTGATTAACAGCCTCTCCTATTATATCAAGACAGCTTTGTTCGCTTTCTATGAGCGAAGGAATTATGTAGCCGGTATCATCAATTGTACCTATATCAAGCTGATAATCTTCGCCTATCTGTCTTATTATATCGCCTGCCGTCTGTCCATAAAATGCATATGAAGCATTTGCTTTGAGATAACGCAGCCTGTCATAGCAAGTTACATCAATAACTCCCCATCGGTCCTTTGATTTAGAAAACACCCAGCCAAAAAACACTAACTGCCCATCTATTGAAAAGCGGACAATATCACCCTCGACAAATGACAGGTCTCCCGACTTTAATACAGTAAATTTAAATGTGCCTGGAGAACCTGTTCTGTTTGTTGTATATGAAGCTGTAGTTACACAGTTAGAGCAGTTCCACATCTTACCTGTACGGTTTTCTGTAATAATTAACTGGTATTTCTCTGTTGATAATGTTGTTTCATCTGTCAACTGTCACTCACCACCTGTAAAGTTTCCTTTTTAACCCAGCCTAGAGCCCCTCCATTCTCGGTCTTTACATGTACAGGATATGGCCTTGTATCATCTGTGTTTTCAATACGCGAAATAATACATGTGCGTCCGCTGCTATTGCTGTGCGGCTCATCTCCATAACTGGAATAATAATAAGTTCCATTAAGTGTCACCTTTGCTCCAACATATAATTGTCCCTTTGGTATACTTCTTGTATTTTGCGTTGTGGCAACAGCCGCACCGGTTTCGCTATCTGTATCCCCTGTCAATGATATTTGCAAAGGCGAGTAGTTTTTGTTTTCTGTAAGCTCAAGGTCATAATAAAAATCCCCCGTTTCGCCGCCTCTCTCCTCATACTGAAAGTTAGTGACGAGATAGTCCATGCTGGTATTATCCTGTATCATATATTGAACATTATTTTCATATATACGGATTGGAACATATGAAATAATCTCTTTATTTAGCATAGCGCTATCAAAAAAATTAATATAAAACTCTGGCTCTCTGAAATTGTCTGCCGTTAACGTAAGGTTGTCAATTCTGCCGGGAAAATAACTTGATATAGTTATCTTCTTTAGCTCTGGAATGCGTGGTACCATCACCGGCCCTAGTCCCAAAACATTATAATCGGCATTAGCCGTTTCTGTTGCTGTCGGTAACTTGTCTGGATTTACAGGCAAAAAAAATACCAGGTCTTCACTATCAAATTGTTTTTTAAACGAAAGTCTATAATTATTCGCCATTTAATCACCCCATTACTCTCGCTGTGCTTCTCGAAGACATAGCCGCTGCCTGCTCAAGAATTACATCTCTCAACGAATCTGCAAGAGCTTTTTTATCTGCAATAGTATTCCCCGTGTTTTGCCCTGTAATATTTATTATAGGTGTCTGGGAAGTAAGATTAATCTTGTTTACATATTGCCTTGTAGCTAAGTCAACAAGTGATTTTATGTCTTCGTCAGCCATGTTTACTGCTTTTTTGATTGATTTTGTATCAGATTCTATATTGGATAATGGCACAGCGACAGAGTTTTCAAGAGAAAAATCTGATAGTTTATCGGCAAAATCAGATGCTTTTGATGACCAGTTATCCATTGTCACTTTATAATCGATATGCTCCATTCGGTCAAATTTTACGTTGCCGGCGCTTAAGTTTTCATTAGCCCATTTTTCTATTCCTTGCCGCCAGGAGGTAACTGCCGAAGCTAAATTGCTTCCAAATATAGCGTCTATAGCGCTTGCTATATTTTCTAATATTCCTAATACCCCGTCTGCTAGGTCTATAAACAAATTAAGTACTGCATTTATTGGGTCATCCATAAAATTAGCGAAAAACTCCGCAAAAGACGCAAAGACATTGTATAAATCAGCGACTATATTATATATAAGAGAATACAGCCAGCCCGCTCCGGCTCCAATAGCACCAAAAATTTGTTGAGACGTAATTCCAAGAGACTCTAGCATTGTGATAGCAGCTGTTATTGCTCCTATAATTAAAATTATTTTCCAGTGGGCCGCCATCGTCGCCGCCGCTGACAACAACATTTTTGCTGCAAAAAAACCGGCTGCAATCGCTGCAACCGTCATAATTGTTTGAAAATTATTGCCAATAAATTCTATAAGCATTGATATTTTATCAACTACAAACCCGACTATATTCCCTATGCCTCTCATTGCAGTTTCAAAGCCTCGCGCAAATTTTTGCCCGGCATTACTGTTCATGGCAGCGTTAAAACGGTCTAAGGCAGGCTGTAAGCCTTGCAAAAATGCGCCGATACCTCCAATTAAAAAATTTTTTGCTGCTTTTGTTGCATTAGTCCATCCTGATGTTATGGATTTTGGCAGCGAATCTAAACTGTTTCTTAAAAAAGCAAGTATTCTTCTTGTAGTAAACAGCGCAAGCCCAAATCTTCTAAATTGACGGGATAAAGCATCTCCTACCTTAGAGTTTTTCGCGCTTTCGATTGCCTTTTGCAGCCTTGACATTTCTTCTGTCGTGCCCCCTGCCGCCTTAGTCGCTTTTTCCTGTGCTAAAGTAAACACCTCAGTACCAACGCCAGCTTTGCCTATAACATTTACTAATGCCTCGTACTCAGCTGTTACCTTTGCAAGTTTATCAGCTGTTTTTTGAACAGCTGTTTCCATTTCCGCCCAATCGTCAGTACCTTCCATTTTTTCAGCAATGGCGGCCTGAGCCTCTTGAATAGCTGAAAGCTTTGTTATTTCACGCTCAAGTGAATTTATCATGCTGGCGTATTCATTTAACGCACGTTCGCTTATATTTATTCCATCAGCAAATTCTCGTTGGCTTTGCTCTAAGCCTTCTGTAGCCTGTTGAGCGCTTGTTGTTGCCCCAGCGCTCTTTTCTGCCATGCTTATATATTTAGAAAAAGTGGAGCTGAATTGGTCTACTAAGGTAAATACTTCTCGAATGCCAGCCATGTTATCCACCTTCTTCCAATTTCTTAAGTTCTCTCAAATGTTTCAAAACAAACTCTTTTACAAGCGTCCGTTCGTTGTATTCCAATTCTGTATATTTTTTCGGAGGCCACCCCAAGTTAACAAAACAATAGTATGCTACTATTGTATCTGCGTCTCCTCCGTCAATTAGTTTTTTGCTTCATTTTCCATTGTTTCTTCATCAAAGCCACAAAATTCCATAATTGCTTTAGACAATGCCGCAAATTCACCTGGAAGCAGCATTTTCCCAGGAACAAGCAAAGGGTCTATCACTCCATAATTATCACACATCTCTTTGCTTGTGAAATCTGGAAAAACCGTGGTGGCTACAATAAGACGCCTTCCATATTCCATATAATCTGTTTCTCCCCGATGGGCTACGTCTTTAACTTTCTTTCTGCTTTTACGTACAAGCTCCTCATTTTCATCTTGTGTAATAGCTCGTATTTTGAAAGGAACCACATTCCCATTCTCATCTTTAAACCTATCTGAGATAAATACTTCTCTTTCTTCCTGAACTGATACCGGGTGTAAAAAAGCATATAAACTACTCATTAATTAAGCCTCCTTTTAATTTCCAAGCGTTGCAGGCCCGTTAAATTTCTGCAAACGTGCTACATCTGTATATGTAAAGTTAAAATCATAGTTAAGCATAGCCTCTTCATCATTCAAAATCGAAAGAGGTATTGTACCTGTAAGCTGGCAGCCGTAATACGCCATTGTTTGTGTTCCTATAGTTGGTGTTGGGTCATTGTTAGTGATTTGTATATCAAACTGCGGCATAACTCCTGTGTTAATATATTGAAGGACCATATCGAGGAAAATGTTATTTCCATAGTAAATGTTCCCTGTTCCTGTCAATTTAGCTCCGTTGGCCTTGTTCTGTATCTTGCGAGTACCAATAACACGCATATCATTACCTTGTATTTCTGCATTAGTAGTGATATTTCGCATACAGGCGACCTCTATATTCTTACCATCAACGGTAATGAATATCTTGCCCTCAGCACCGTTGACAGTATCTTTTGCAAGTAAATAAGACATATCTGTACCTCCTTACGATACTGAAATAGTTATGTAGAGCTTCTCGGCGGCATCCACAGCATATATAGCTATATTAATTATGATACTGTCAATATCATCACCTGGGAGAACCTCAACATCATCGGCAGTAAAATTCTGTATAGCTTGATTACCCTGCATTTCAAGCAAATATCCGACTATGACTGATTTAAAAAGTGCCCGTCCTTCATCGTTGTTATTAACCACACCAATAAAGTTATCCGAAAACTGTCTGTATAGGTCATTAGCAATTGTATTGCAAAGCCTGATAACACGGTTTTTATGATATACCTTTGGTATATCTGCTGTATAAGTAGTTAAGCTATTTATATCCCACTCAACCTTAACATTGCCGTCATCCTCAATCAAAAGGAACTGTCCAGCTGTAAGAGCGCTTACAATCTCTCCGTTTGTAAGCTTAGGTGATGCATCTACTGCGCCGGGATAGCTTGCATAAGTCAAGCTCTCATTATATTTAGCGCCGGCTTGAGCACCTCCTACCCACCAACAGGTCTGCTGCGGTGTTAATATTGTGCCGTCCTTAAGAGTAACGCCTGTATTTACATTAATAGCAAACCTTGTATCAGGTGTTGATAAATTAGCTGCTACAAGCTGTGTATATTTTCCTTCATTTGTTACCATTCTCTCAACAAAATTAAGCATGGCCGCCATTGTTGTTGTGTCAGTTCCATCATAAATAAGAACATCAAACTTATAAGGCTCTATATTGGTTAGAAACGCTGCATAGGCAGCTGCCTGTACAGTACCGTCCGCACCGCCTGCAAGCTTTGTACCCGCAGTCGGTGTTAACGCGCCTGTACCACTGAAGCTTACCCATTTATTTGGTCGTAAATCTGATATGTTAGCACCTGTCTGAGTATCTACAACTAATCCGTCAACTATTGTTTGTACCGTAAATGTGCCTTCGTCATCGGCGTCCTCAGCTACTATAATCGTAACATCGTTTCCTCTTACACCCGGATATAAGGCTGTTATGGTAAGCTGGCCTGTCGTTGCCTTAGCCTCTGCGGAACTGTCTGCTGCGGGTCTATACAGCAACACCTTTGTAGGAGGATTTGTTCTATTAGTCCCTTTAAAAATTTCGTTTAAGAACCTTGCCTGCGGCATAAAAATATCGTAACCACAAAACGGAGTAGTATCAACGCCCGCTTCAACAGTCATAACTTCGCTTACAGGCCCCCAACTCATTGGCTCGCATATTGCTACTACGCCGCGCTCCCCGATAGATAACCCCAACTCGTTGTTAGATGTGAAATTAATATAAACTCCTGGCCTTACTTTATTTTGTGCAGTCCAATTGCCACCTGCCATCACTTATCACCTCCAAACACTTTCTTAACCTCTGCCTCAGCTTCAGCTATTGTATAGCTGTCTTTAACAAGGATTGCTTTTAAGAAATCCTTTTGAACATAAGAAAAGCGCTTGCTTTTCAGCAGCGCCTCTCTTGTAAAAATCTTTTCTATTTTATTTTCTTTCAATTGTTTTAACCTCCTCGTTAAGTTCTTGGATGGTTTGCATTTTTACGTATTCCTTTGGAATTGTTACCAGTTCTCTGATTTCAAATTTATAATGCATTGCATCAAGGTCAACTCTCCATTCTCTCTCATAAGTTCTTATAAAGACACTGTCCTTGTCTGTGCCATCTGAATACGGGAACATTTCCATAACCAAATCTAAGGTCTCGGCGGCAGCTTGATAAAGCTCCTGCATATTAGTTAAGTTATAATCCTCCAAATACGTAAGGTCAAGCCCAATAGTACGCAGCCAGCGCCCGCCTGTCTGTAGTTTTATATTCGAGTACCTCTGTTGCAAAAACATACATGGAATTTTTGTTCCCTGTTGGTTTGGGTCTTCAAGGAACTTTATTCCGGGAAATGAAGCTCTCAGGTAGTCGGCCAATGATTTCGCGATTGTGCTGACTGTAAAATTCATTTCAATGCCTCCTGTATATTTTTATCTAGTTCTGAAAGCAGGGTTTTTTCGTACGCCTCCTTCGCCTTGTCAACCATAAATTCACCTTTAACATATTTAGTTTTAGTTCCAACCACAATACCAACAGGTCTGCTTAAATCCTTTACAAGTTGTCCATTTTCGTCAATATAAAGACCGGGTACAAAGTGCCTGTCCAGCCTGTGCCCATCATTGACATATGAAGCATATTCCAAGTCGTTAGCAAGAACCGTTTGGTATCCTCCTTCAGCCTCTTTAGGTTCAGCCTCGCTGGCAATTGCCCATTGCTCTTTTAGCCCACTTGCCACCGTATTCTGACCGGCTAATCTGCCGGTTCCGGCTTTAGGGGGTGTGGCATCTGCTGCCGCTTCAATGGCCCTTAACGTTGCGTCCTTCTGGACTTTGTACATTATGTTAGGTAAATCAGCCTGTGCTTTTTTAAGTTGCTGAAGCCGTTGTTGAAGCGATACTGTATAGCTCATTCACTTCACCCTCTCTTGCTGCAACAACCTAATTTCTTGGTGCGAAAGTCCAGGAATTGAAGCTCCAAACGGTTCAAAATAGTAATTAGGTTCAGCGGCAAAAAATCTGATTTCCGGTACTTTTTTACCTAATCCAGCTCCCCTATGTACTATCAGCATATCTCCGGGCTGAATGTCTACTGAGTTATCGCACTGCAGCCAATCCTTTTGGTCAATGCTTGCTGATGTCTGGGTCATTCTAAGGTCTGGACTATCTATATGATATAACCTGCAAGGTATGCCTGTAAGTACCTCTACTCGTTTATACTTAGACAAATTACTGCTCTCATCGAGTTTTGAACGAAAGATATCAACCGTATCTGTATACCAATCTTTGAAATTCATATTGCGTACGTGCCTCCCATTCCTACAAGTCTGGCCTTAGTTGCAAGCAGCTGTCCATATTGCGTAGCGTTAAGATCTCCCCATTCCTCGGTTGCTTTTGTAAGAGCATCAGCGTCATAAGTCACGCTGTCCTGGCCAAGCTTTGCCGAAGTCATAACGCCTACTAACGCTCCTGTTGCCGCGGCTTCACCTGGTGTAGATGAACTTTTTGCGTAGGTTCGCAGATACAATGTTGCATAATGCGCTACATACAGTCCGGCTGCATATCTCCACCCATCCAGCCACTTATCAGGCTGTATAGCAGTATTTGTTTGTTTTATAAACTCCTGTAGCATTGTTTCAGGTAACATACATACACCTTCGGCGTCAAAGAACTGCGGAAAGTCCTGCTGAAACAATTCCGCAGTATAATTGCCAACACAGTGCCCGATATTTGTTGCCTGTTCTTTTATGCCGTAAAACTGCGGCTTTTCCCAGTGGTACATACCCGCACCTCCTTAGTAAGTTACCTTTACTTTTGACATCTTTTTCTTGGGTGCATCTTCCACCTTTTCTTCTTTGGTGTGGTCAATTACAGGGGTCTCCTCAGCTTTTTCAATATCCTTATCTTTCTTGGATTCGGAAATAGATATTTTGCAATCCATTACAAGTTCCTCAAAATATTTAGTATCTCCGACCCATTCAGGCACATTCCCTATATAACCTTTAGGTATAAAATAACTTTCTTTACCGTCATTACTCGGAACTACAATGTTTCTTTTAGCTACGATAAACATATTTATTGCCTCCTTAAATTCCGTCCCAGTATGTAATTGTCTGTGGATAGAATACCTGTACTTCGGAAATGTTTGCTGCATAGGCTGTATCATAACAGAAGTTGGTTGCATTTGGCTGTGTCATAACTCTTGACATTGGCACAAGCTCATCAACATTTACATATCTCTCGTGATTTACGTATACAACCATTCTATCCTTGCTTCCTGTTCCAGCGCCTTTACACCACTTTGTAGCTCCTATATAAAGCGAACCACCATTTTTAGCGGCAATATTGTTTTTAAGCACATAATCCATAATAGTTTCTGTCGCAAGGTCAGTAACCATTGTGTTAAGGATATATGTATACTGTTCGTAAGGTATAAGAATGTGATTAGGCATAGCCTCAGTATCATATTCGGCTGCCGCCCATGTAGCTGTAATAGCTTTGTTAATATCTGCAAGAATTTCTTTAGGAGTTTTTTTATCCCATGTCGCTGCTCCTGCCGCTCCATTGCCAACCGTTGTCTCTACAGCGTCAGGATTGTTTACAAGCCCCGTTGTGCCATACTCACTAAGTCCGGCATACACGTTGGCGTCCATATGCTTGTCGTATGTCATTCTTATGCCGTCCTGTAGAAGCTGGTCAAGGCTTCGTCCGATAAAGTTTGCCTTCTGCATATCAACAAACATTACTCTAAGCGCAGCTGCGAAAGTATGAGCTTTGTAAACGCCTTTATCTACGTTAGCCTGCACAATAGGAAGGCCGTTTGCGCCGCCGGCTGTTACTGGCCCGTTCTCACTGCCTCCTGTTATGCCATAGCCTACAGACATAGCAGAAACGTAGTCAACCCAACCTCCTCCTGTGTTTATATTTATATCCCTTGGATAGGTATAGCTTGTTAAAGGTCTTCTTATAATGGGGTCTCTTTTTTCGAGCTCAGACACTAAGAATGCACCGCCAGAAGCAATACCAGCATCATCGAGTGTCATTATGGATGCTCCGTTTCCTTTACCTTTCATTTCAAACGTACCGCCGTTTGTTGTCCCTATATTCTGAAACATATTTTTGTACCTCCTCTTATGCGTTAATCATTGTTAAAATCCTTAGTTCAGCAATACCGTTGGCATCTTTTGCCCCGGCCCACTGGCAGTTAGTCAGTTTAATTGTATTGGCGGCAGTAGTGTCCGCCTCGGCTTCAAAGCCACCTACAACAGCCGTAGGGGCAGCCTCACTGGCAGTTACTCTTATATAAATGTCTCCTCCTGCTTTCGGTGTGCCTTTTTGACATTTAACATTTATTGAACCTCTCTGAAATACTGATACAGCGTCCTTTGGCGCGTACTCTCCTACGTTCTGGTCAAGATAGCTTAATGAGCTCTTGATTTCCTTAGAAGCAATACCAACAAATTGAGTATCTGTAGAAGAAGCGCCCATAAGTACGACATCTCCATTACTGTCATACTTTAACGGCATTCCGAACTGAACATTGTCCGCGCCTCCGAGCGGTTTTGTATTGATAATCATATCCGGCTGTCTAGCATAAGAACCTGCCTGTCCGTTAGGCATAATTTTACCGATTGTCTGTGGATTAAGTCCCATAATTATTTTACCTCCTTATTCTTGTGCGGATTGCGTGCATCGTAAACTGATTTTTGCTCACTGCATATTTCATCGTAACCTTTTTTTGATTTGGCCGCTTTATTGGCCGCATCTTGTGTGGCTGTAAGTATGGCCGATATTTTGTCATCGCCTTTAATAGCTGATAACAAAGCATCGGTAACTCTTGCCCTTTCGTTTTTATTGTCAATTAACGCAATGGCGGGGCGTACTTTCTTAAGAATCGAGAGTGCCGCTGCATCCATAGCGCAGTTCTCCTTATCTTCCATTTCTTCAGCTGGAATTGTAACAGAATCTTCCTCATTATCAATTCTTTCGCTACCGGATAATTTCTCAATCATTTTATCCAGGTCGCTTTCATCAGAAAGTTTGCTTTCCTCCTTGTCGTTTTTCTTCAAGACCGATTCCATCATTTCAATTAAACGGTCAATCTTACTTCCAATGTCATCGCCTTCAGGTGCCCTTTCAACCATTACGTCCGCTGTGGGTTCTGCCTCCGGCGCTGTTTGAGCGGGTGCGGCGTCCAGCACATTAGCTGTTGTAATAGCCATTTCTTCCATTTCTTCCGGGCTTGCATCTTTTGACGCTGCTCCGAAAATCTTAAGCATTTCCTTTGTAAATTTACCCATAGTGTTTTTACCTCCTTTATTGTATATAGGGTTTTCGTCTTTTATTGATACCTCGTGGCCGGCTCTGCCTCTTGGCACAACGGCCACGTGATTTCCACGTATTTTAGTTTGCTTATACATTCCGCCGTCTGGCATGTACTGGCATATATACCCGCATGACACTTCTCTTTTAACTCCATTGCGGATTTCAGATATAAGCGTTGGGTCATTTATGTACAGGTCTGCTATCACAAAATCACCGCTGCGCCTGACATTCTGAGCATGTCCCTTGGCATATGCTGCAAAATTAACTGGTTCTACGCTTTCAGGAGGGTGCCCGTCCGTTACTGATTTACCCTCAAAACTTGCAAGAGCGGCTGGCTCAAATACATCTTCCTCTCTCCTGTCTACGATAACAATGCGGTCTGGGTCTCCATCAAGCTGTAAATCTCTGGCCGTATACTCCATTGAACCCGTCCTAGCTATAGGAACATTTTTGCATATTAAAAAGCCCTCAACCGTTTCTATCTGGTTGGGGCTTATCTCATTTCCATAGTAATATATCATTTTATCAATCCACCCCCTGCACAAGCTGTTCCTGTTCTGCGCTCTCTCCTGCTACAGCTTCAAGAAGCAAATCAGCAATAATGGCCTGATGGTCTGTTTCATCAGCATTAAGTTCCAAAAACTTCTCCATATGACCGACTGGAGCTAAGGCCATCAATGCAGTATACATTCGTACCGTCTCTGTTTCTGTAGCAAGCGCTTTCTTCAACAGCTTTATATATTCCCGTTTATATTCCAAGTCTTTTCATCCTCCTTTCAGGCACTAAAAAAGCGCCCTTTTGGACGCTACAAATCATTTAGTTAATGCAGTTATAATATCTTCGCACATATCCCCGATTTCGTTTGTTATGTATTCTGGAGTATCCAATCTCCACCCTTTTGCCATAAGACAGTCATAAACAGTTTCTTCCGCGATATATTCTATTTCAGCTTTTGTATATTCTTTATCTTCTACCCCAAGAGTTTTTAAAAACTCCATTTGTTCTTTAGTTACCGGAAGTCTCATTTTCTCCATCCCGTTATCACCATCCCTGTATCTGGATTAATTACAACTGCAGCTTTTTCGCCTGTGAAGCGCTGGCTTGCGCCCTTTTCATCTATCTTAATATTACCAATCTTTTTAGGATTTTGCAATGCGTCCAGAGCGCTTTTAGCGCTAAATTGTCTTGATACTGCACGTTCAATTACATGCTGTGATATACCTGTTACTCTAATTCCGTTTACTGTGGATACTCCTACAAGGGAAGAAAACCTCTCTTGTTCCCTAATAAAGCGATACTCATGTAACCAATCCTTATATATTTCATCCTCCGCCAGTTTATGCTTTTGAAATGTCTGAAACGTCTTCGGAACAACGTCCCCCAGAGCCGTCCTGTATTTTTCCCACTGTCTATAATCTCTAAGCCATTTCGCCCTTGCCTGTTCTTTTTTTCTGTAGGCTTCAATCTGCTTTTGCGTTCTTGGGTCTATATTGGGCGGATTGGTTTTGAATGAGGACTTTTTCTTTATTTCTTCTATTTCCTTTTCGGTTCGTCCCGCTGGCGTCCATGCTGTTAAGATGTGAAGGCAATTTGGATGAATGTTTAAATAACTGTTTATTAAATCATCTGGTCCGTTAGGGTCTATCTTCCCAAAAGCGGAAGCCAATGGAGGAAAATCAGGGTCTTTGCCGCTTTTGCTGTATACTCTTCCTTCAAGCGGAGCACATATTTTGCAAGTAGTTCCATGACTGCTTATTTTATACAAATCATGTTCAGGGTCGGCAGTCAATACCGCCAACACCTCAGCTTGACGGCTAGTTGTGCGGCATACCATACTTCCATATGTATGAAGTGACCAATTGCGCCCTGCCTTATCTACAAAAGCCGTAACACCTTCCTGTAAAAGGGTCTGTACAAACTGTGGCACCGTCTTTGCTACACCTCTGCCTGTTGCCTGCATATTGCTTACAAGTTCCAGACCTGCACGCCTGTAAACGTCATTCTCTGTACGTCCTATAAGGGCGTTTTGCAGCGTGGATAATACAACAGTACTGGCCTCCGTTATTTCTCCCATTAAATTCATTGTTAACTTATCAATAATACTATGCTGCGTTGCTGTAAGCGCTTCGGCGTTTATATAACCTTTAATGTGTTTTGAAACAGGTTCCACTATCTTACGAACTTCAGGCGACCTTACATAAAATTGCTTCTCTATCATGACAGGAACATACCGCCAGCATTCATCAGTCAAACTTCTAAGGATATTCTGCACTCTTTCTAATGCCGCTACCGCATGGTAATCTACCAATCCCATAGACCGTAGACGGCCTATCTCATTAATAATATCTGTCTCAGCCTTAAGAAATGTCTTGCGAAGCTGTTCAAGCTCCTTATCATACGGCGCTCTCTTCAATGTCGGCATTGTTATTCAACTCCTCGCCGTATCCAAGTCCCATTAAAGGGTCTCTTAGTGCAGTAACATCTTGATAGGTACGCCCTTTATTTAACTCTATATCTTCATCGGAAATACTGTCAAACATTCCTGTTTCTTCTGCCAGCTTTTTAAGCTCTTTCTGTGATGCGGACTGGTCAAGCAAGCCTGATTGGAATGCTGCCACTATGGTTTCTGCCTTCGCCTTAGCGATTTCAGCGACCTCCTTCGCTGTAGGCGTCCACAGTGGCGGAAACGCTATATCAATGTCATCTGGGATTGCTCCCCATGCTGACATAGCTATAACTGGCAATAATTTATAAATTATCGGTTTAAGTTTGCTTTCTCTTAGAGTATCAACATAATCATAATAGTTCTGTAAATCACTTTCCCCTGTGGCGTTCATCCCTGCAGGAGAGCGCCCAAATAGTTTTGTTACCGGTATACGAGACGCTCCTGCAAGGTCAAGGCACATGCTGTCATACACTTCCTGCAACCCGGTAAATGTATATTGAGTATTAGTTATCTCATCATCCTTATTTACTAGCAATATACCAAAATTAGACTTTACAGCACTCTGCGCCTGAACTACATTCCAAAATCTCCTTTGCTGCTCTGTAGATGTTATAGAAAACAACTGGTCAAGGTTTTGCACCTTCATTGTGTCTATATTTGCCCTGAACGTAAGAGCGGCCATATTAGAAGAAACACAGTCATGTTTGACCACATCTGTGTATAATGCTTCAATCTCACTCTCTCCCCAATACATTTCCGCCATCTTTTCGAGAAACGGCAAATCACGGCCGGTAAAACGGATTATTCTTGAATGGTGCACCTTTGCTATAATCCTACTTTCCTCCCCGTTTATTGTATAGTATTCAGGAAGCCCGAAGTCAGGGTCTCTTATATCAGACACAATTCCTATATCCGGCGTTATTCCACACCATCGGTCAACTATATATAAGCCGGCAAATGAACCTGGCATTATACTATCATAGTCAAGCGGTTGGTCTAGCATTCCCTCTTGGCCACGAATCAGTATTAAACCAGCTGCACCACCATACAATCTTCCCCAGCGCATACCTTCATTGATACGTTCTTTAAGCTGTGTTGTCCTTTGAACTCTTTCAAACTCGGTCAGATATTCCGGAGCGATTGAACCAGTCAACACAAACCATTTTTTCGTTATATCATCTGGTATAATTCCTACAACATTTTGCACAACCCAGTTATCTCTATATAAAGAATTAAGCAATGCGTAATTATCAGTCATACGTGTGAGTGGGTATTCAGTGGCTTCAAGCGGCGATTGTGAACCATATCCCAGCCTATAGACCGGATTAGAAAACGCATCAGTTGTAGTCACAGGCTGCTGCGCTTTTATTTTATTTTTATTTCTGCGAGACAAATTCTCCACCTCCTTATTCAAACCTCCAAGACGGAAGCGAATTTATATAATATCTTAATGCGTCTTCTGAATGGTCCTGTTGCTTAATAGGTTTTTCTTCTCCTCTTAAAGCTGCTTTTTCATCCCACATATAAGTTTCCATCTCATCGATAAGGTTCTCGCATTCAGAACACACCTGTATCATACGCTTCTGTACAAGACTTGCTGTTTTACGTATACCATCAATTACATCATTATCGGCAGGGACAGCATACACTCCCCGGCTTCTTAATTCAGCTATAAAAGAAGCGGCAGAGGGGTCTGCAATAACTGTACACCATTGGCTTCCCATAAACTCCATAAAATCATCTGCATACTCTTTATCGGTCTTCTGCTTATGTTCTTTACGGCTATCCCATGAATACTCTCTATCAATTCTTATTTTTTCGCCGTTATCGTAAATATCCAAAAATCTCATTGGATTTGTCGTACCATAATCCACTGCAATTGTTCTCGTACTGCTCCAGACCAAATCTGCTGGCCTGTCTTCAGGACGATAAATATTTTCCGTTTGGTCAAACATATCATATATTACGCCCTCCGACATTCGCCATTCACCTAATATATAACGCTGATAAAACACTCCTGAATACATTCTGCGGTATCTCTCACGAGTATTTTCATCTAACGAAGGGTTGTCCTCCATTAAGAAATGAATATGCATTGCGTTCTTCTCATCAGCCTTTATAATCCATTCCTGTCTAAACCAATGCATAGGGTTTTCAGGGTTACAGTTAAACCACATTTTTGCCCCTGTAACAGAACATCTAGCAAGTGCCTGTTCTACAAAAGACCTTGGCATTAGTGCAACCTCATCAAGCATTACTCCTGCCAGCGTTACGCCTTGTATCAATGTATATGAGCTTTCGTCTTTACCGCCGAATAAGTAAAACCTGTTTTCTCTGTTTCCTCGTCTTGCAGTTATTACATGGTCGCCACGATTATATCGAATATCAAAATTGTCTTTTAAGTACACAATTCCAAGAAGCGGCATTACAATATTACGTTCAACGGCTCCTACAGATTTGCCGCATATTGCAAAAGCGCAATTATTGAAACTGCCCATAGCCCATAAAAAAAACGACAAAGACATAATCGATGTCTTGCCGCTTCTTACTGCTCCATCACATATAAGTGCATCATAATGTGTATATGGGAATTTAAGTATCCGTCTTTGTTTTTCAGAGAGGGCCATCTTTAAATTCCTCCTTCAGTGTTTTAGTTATCGGGTCATCCTCCCGGTTATTATATTCTGCATTTCCATATTTATCTCTAGGCGCAAACTTGTCTATAAGAGTACCGAGTGTAGTCGACAACTGCACCGTCGTTGCCTTTGCTATCTTGTCTTCATCGCGAAGGGCTTCAAGGTAATCTCCAATAATGGCGCATACAACATCTTTTTTGGTATCCATATAAGCAAGTATCTCGGCAGTATTTTCTTCTTTTTTCTGTATTGCCTTTTGTTTCGTTTTATCGTCTTTGTCGCACAGTCTTTTAACAGTGCTAGGAGCAATATTATATTTTCTCGCCACTCCATTATAGCTACCAAGCTCAACATAGTCCGCTATTATCTTTTTCTTTTGTTTATCCGTCAGCCTTGCAGCCATAATCACCACCTGCTTTTTTTCCCATTATAAAAGGCCGCACACTCGGCACGGCCTCAATCAAGGAGAATTGTAATGGAATTGATTATTCCAAATTTTCTATGATACCATTATAGCATATTAGTTCGTAACACGTGTAACAACATCATCGACAAATCTTTTATATGCCATTTTTACACTGCCTTCAGTGTTATTCCCACCCATGCAATCAGCTACTTTTTGCCAAGTCATATTATCAATAACTCTATACCTAACAATCCTTCTTATATGGCTATCTTCTATAGAATTAATATACTCCTCAACACCATTAGTCAGCTCCAACAATTCCTCCTCCGAATTAATAAGCTGCGCCATATACAAATACAGTTTAGACCGCCTTCTGTCGTATTCAGCGTGCGGAAAGCCCTCAATGCGTATTGTGCCGATTGTTCCGTCTTTCCGGCTTCCTTTAACCGAATCAATAACCGTTCCTCCTGTACTTATATTTTCCAGCTGTTTTTTTGTCTTATCTATTCTGCGCCTGAGGTCCTTTATTTCCTCCTGCAAATCGGAATACTGAACAAGTATATCTTTTCTCAACCTCTCACCCCTAACCCACAAAACTTAATACCTTTAGTGCTGTCTTATTTATGTAAGCAACAAAAAGCTATTCATTAACCCTATAAGGATTTCTGTTCTCTGTTAATTCCATTCCAGCCGCTTCCCTGACTGTGTTTATTATCCTATGCCACAGCTCATACAGTTCCGACAGCTGACGTTTTGAATAATACTTAGTCTTGCCCTCGTTCTTCTTCATTTCTCTGCCTCCGCTCTATCTCAAACTCCAAATACTGTACAGCCTTTTTCAAGTCCTCCGTACCGCCTTTATCAGCTTCCCGGCAGACGTACTTTATTACATTGCCAAGATTGAAATTCAGCTGCTGGTCATTTATAAAGTCTATTACCTCTATCCCGCCCCGGTTGTAGTGGGATGGATGAGTGATACTGCTTTTCACTTCTCGGCCTCCATTCTCTTAAACTGCCTGCTTACCTTATACCGCTTAATATCGTTTACCTCGTCCCAGCAATGAAGCAGAAGCTTTATCTGGTCAATCATTACCTCGGCATCTGCCGCTTCCTCTTTGACATGCTCTTCTGTATCTGCTCCGCTTAGGTATCCGCCTATAGCATCGTATAGCTCCATCAATTCTTCCTGTGTCTTACGCAGCTGGGCTTTCTTACCGTAATGACTGGCTATCTTGCCTTCATCTACTTTCAGCATTAATCTTTCTGTATCAGTCATGCTCCCTCGCTCCAATCTATGGCCTGTCCGCATTCTTCGCAATAGTTCACTTTTCCCATTAGCTGTTCCTCGCAACTTGGACAATAATATTTGTTCATTGGTTTTTCCGGCACCTGCTTTT